ACTTTCCATACCCAAAGCTACGTTGTAACTGCCTGTAGAGTTTGTGTAGAAAGCAAGGCCACCAAGTGCTAAGTTTTGTTCTCCAGTGGTATTACTATACGCAGCCTGTCGGCCCATAGCCGTGTTGTAGTTGGCGGTGGTGTTGGATTGTAACGCAGCAGACCCAACCGCTGTATTGAAATTAGACGTTGTTGCTGAAGATAGTGCATCCGTCCCCAAGGCTACGTTGTTGGCACCACTATTTATTGCCACTGCTGCACCAGCACCCACGGCTGTGTTTGACCCCCCAGTTGTCATTGCAGTAAGAGCATTGTTACCAACAGCAACAGAATAGCCATTAGCTCCGCTTGCAGTATCAAGTGCGGCATTACCTAATGCTACGTTATTAACACCGTTTGGATAATTCCCGTCCAGCTTGATCGTGCCGCTTGAAACATCCAAATTGCCGTTGACGGTCAAATCATTTGCAATCGTCACATTGCCTGTGTCTGCAATCGTGATCCGCGCGGTTCCTTCATCTGTCTTTAATACTAAACCATCACCATCAGCCGCTTGAACTGTGCCAGTTGTGATAAGCCATTCATTATTTGTTTGATCGATTGTCGCAACTTCGATCCATGCGCTATCTGCTTCGTTGCGCAAATACATCTTATTATTGGCTGTGTCGTACCACCACATATTTGCATAAGTTGTGGCCGGTGCAGTTGCCCCTGATGAATTTGACGCAATCGCTTGGAATGCATTGTTTATGTCTGCCCGTGTAGCTGGGAAGCCTTGGTTTGCAATGTTGAAGTCATGTTGCGACATTTAGACGATCTCCTTGCCGTATCCTTTAGCCACATAATCCAGATCAACTGAATTGGTGCTTTGCGTTGCGCCATCAAGAATTTGAATATCAAACCCCGTGCGGCTTTTGTTACTTATAACATAGCGTTCACCATCAGCCAAGTTTGCCAGTGCAACCCCGATGGCCGGTGTGGCCTTGAACGCTGTCGGGAATGTTATACTGCGTGTGCCTGTGAAAGTAATGTCATTTTCTGACACGGTTCTTTCAGGCATGTCAATCTGCGCTTCTAATTCACGAACGGCGGGCGTTGCCGATCCTGTTGAAGAAGTCATAAGAACCCTAAATTCTAACGCCCGTGCGGTCATATCGGCAACAACAAATGGCTGCCAAGCTGACCATGTTGGTGATCCCGCTGGATCATCATTTGTGTGGCGCAACTGAAACTTCGCTGATGTCACGTCAAAGACGGCTGGATCACCGTCAAAATCTCCAAGACGATCATCAAAATTCCCTGTGGCACTATCGAAATCGTTGACGTAATCAAGGAAGTCCACCTTAAAGTTTGGATATATTCGGCTTGTATAAACTTCGCCTAAATCTATCGAATTGTTGAAATAATATTCACCTTGTGAAACTGTGCCTGTAAAACCATCAAACAAACCTAGCGCATCATCAAAGTCACCAGTGCCATCATCAAAGTCATCGATGGTGTCCAACGCTAAATAAGAACCTGTCGCATCGTCTAGCACAACAACATTATTTGTAGTGCCGGCAAAAGATGGATGTTCTGTCAATGTTGTTATTGCGTTGAAGTTTTCAACATTGTTAGGGTCAACGATCACTGCAAAGCTGGCGGGTGTATCTGAAACGCTGCCGATCTTATCAACTGCCTTGATGAAATAAGTGCCTGTCTTTGCCGGTACAACTGCCGTATTTGCTGGACGGGATATTTTATCAACAATGTCCACTGCGTTTTGATAGCTTGCACCTGTTGTTTCTGATGCATAGCGAACCTTGTAGTGTGAAAGGCTTGCCGCCGTGATAGGTGTCCAAGATAAGTGCAACGCGCTGCCTATGACGTTTCCAGTGAAATCCTGAACGTCATCAGGCGTTCCCAAGACATCACGAATGTCTAACCCACGGCCAGCCACTTCCGTCCAAGGCCCAACCACGCCAAAATCATTGATTGATCTAGCGCGAATGTCATAACTGCCATCTTCAAGGCCAGTGATGTCAAACGCGCCACCCTTTTGAATACCGCCGTTGATGTATTTGGTTGTTCCTGTTTTTCTATATTGAACCTCGAACTGCGCCACATAAGGTTCAGATGCGCTAACATCCACTTCAAAGCCGCCAGCAATGGCTTGGTTCACTTCACGCACGATTGGCGTGATTGTCACACCCACGGATGCTGTTTCTAGCGGTGAAGGCAACGCCGTGTTGTTCAGTTCAAATGCGGTTTCTTCTGCGTCCCAATCAAACACGCTTGAACTGATTTCACGCAAGGTTAGCGATATTTCTAGCGTTTGATCTGCGCCCAAGCCAAACCGCCAATCAACCACTTCAAAAGGCTTCACACTAAAGCCTAAACGGGTGTTGGTAATGTTTACAATATCGCCAATCTGCAACTGCAAGGCACGCAAGCCAAAAGTGCCTGAAATGGTGAATTGTTCACGGTTTCTAAATAGGCCAATCTTGGCAATCCGCTGTGCCATTTCCGGTGTCGCTGTGAATGGCAACGGGATGTCTTGTGTGACCACTTCACCGTTGTCCACACTAACGAAAGCGGATGATGTGACCTGTGGGAAGTCTGTGGGCTGATAGCTAGTGGACGGCCCTGAGAACGTCCCTGTGACCGTGTTGAAGTTATCACGGCGGCTGTGGCGTGTGCTGATCTGCAAGTTGCTGCGCAAATCATCTTCATCTAGTGTCAAAACAGGTGTCGTATATTCGCCGGCTTTAGTTCCCCATTGGCCTTGCGAATACCAAATGACACCCGCCATCGATGCCACCAAATCCGTGATGATGTCATCAGGCGGCAAAGATGTGACAAACGATCCATCAACCGTATAACGCTTTTCTGTGCCGCCGGCTGCTAGGGTGACATTCTCATCACATGTATTTGCCGCCGCTGCAAATGCGGTGTCATTGATTTCACTACTATCTGCGCCCAAGCCATAGTCAGCCAAAAGATAATCACGCAAGCAAAGTGCGGCATTGTTTGAATATGCCGTTGTGGATGTGCGCGGATCGTAAACTTTCTTTCCCTTCACAACCGCGCTAAATATCGGCAAGCCTTGCGGGAACACGTTGGTGCTATGTTCTGCACGCACATAAATGTAAGCCACGCCAGCCGCACGGTGATTGGCTGTCCATGCACCATCTTCTGCGACCAGATCGGCATCAGCCGCTTGGCCAGCGGTTCCCAAATGCTTGTTGATGCGGATGGCTGGGCCTGTCACGTTGCCATCTTCATCCTTCAACTGATATTCGGAATTAGTCACAAACCCATCGCCGTCTAGCGTCAGCAAAGTGTCGCCGGCATAAATATCGCCAATTTCCTGACATTCATGGCCAGCCAAGGCAATCAGGCTGTGTAGATATTGCTGATCATTTGTCACTGACCGATAAAATACAACGCCACCAACCCGCTGTTGGCCATAAACAATGGCATGATCCGCTGCCGGTGAAACCGCGTTCACCGTGGTGCCATATCCCTTTTGTGCCGCTGCAACTGATGCCGCTGCCGCCCTTGCCTTGTTTAACGCCTTCTTTTGCAGCGCATTCATTGAATAGGCTGTTGCCGCTGTAACAATGGCATAAGCCGCAATCGTGGCGTAAGTGATAGCCGTTGCTGTACCAGCCGCGAAAACAGTCACCGCTGTTGCGCCAGCGGCGGGCAATACTGCGGTAATCACTGCGGCAATAAAGGATGGCATTAGTCAACGCTCCAAAATAAATCGTTTTCGTCTAATGGCGATAATATCATGCCATCGGTATCGATGAAAGCCGCCAAGTCTGACACCACTATACCAAGAACAATGGGCAAAACACCAATCTTTTGATCACACGGACGGCCAACAACGGTTCCCCTTGGTGGAAAGCGGCCAGTGAACCGCCCTAGCCTGTCATCTAGCATGTCGCAGATGGTGTCATACTCTTGCGAATATAATAGCTTTCTGTATGCCTTAAATGCGCCCCTGCCTGTCGTATAATCGCCAAGCCAATCATCAGCAAAGGTTTCACCGCGTATTTGCTCAACGCAATTATTCACAAAGGTTAGGCAATCATGCTCACCCCAAATGAACGGATAATCACGCAAACTGTTGACATATTCCGCTAGTTTTATGTCCCAATTTGCAACGCGCATTTAGCCACCGCCACCCCATTGCAACCTTTGGCTTTGCAGACTTTCCACAAAATCAAAGGCACGATCCCCTGAATGTCTGATTTGCTGGTTTTCGCGGGTATAACGGCGGGTTCTTGGACGCTCTAAATCAATCAACCGGCTTTCAACTGTCAGCTTCACCGTCGATGTTTCTGCGCCTTCATCAATGCTAAGTTGATCCATATAGCCGCTGAATATCTCCATAGTGTCTGGTGAACTGTCTGGATTTTCCCAACTGGTCATGAAACCAAGGTAAACTTTAGCTGTGCGGCCCTGATATGGCTCTGTGAGTGCCAAAGACAACAATCCTGATGGAACACCAGTTAAAGCAATCGTCATGCCTCTGGCGGCAATATCTTGCGTTTCTTGCACCTCTGAAATCTGCAATAGCTGACCAGTGCCGCTGTAGGTATTCCCGTGCAATGAAATTTCGCCCAAGCCTGTCCATGCATAAACCGGCGTGCTGTCAAAATTCAGATCAATCGCATAAAACGGATAAACCGTGTCTTGGCTTAGTTTGGTGATTATGCTGGATGCTATCGTGCGTGACATTAGATTGCCTCAAATGCGCCAAACGTCATGCCATAGATTGACGCTTCATTTACATTCCAGTTTTGCTGATTGCTGGCCAATCTAAAGTTGCCAACCGTGTTTGACGTTGTGACCGCTGCATCATCAACCGGTGCCGTCCGTATATACGGCCATATATCCAAGGTCACATTTCCTGATCCATCGCTGTCAGCGTCTTGCAAAACCTTGTGCAAGGTGGCTGAACCCGCTGATCCAAGCTGAATATAGTCACCAGCCTTTAGCCAACCTGTCTGACTAGCCGTGCAACCGTCTATCACCAATGTGCCGCCTGTTTGGCTTGCACCGTTGACCAAAGGCGTGCCGCCGGCTGAACCGCGTGGCGTTGTCCCAATAGGATCGCCAAGGGTAAATGTGCCAAGCTGACCACGCAAGCTGATCAACCATGCAACCCACTGTTCAGCATCCGCACGCTTCATAGGTGGCAAAGTGACGTCAACTTCCCACCTTTGGCCGGCATGTGCCACCGCTTGTTGCGCATAGGTGAAAGGCGATTGACTGATGCCAACCGTATTCACCGCCCGAAAGGTGATTGACTGAATGCCAGTGTGTGATGGGAGTGTTAAAGGATAACTAATAGCCATTAGAACGCATTGGCAAAGCTGCCACCCCTTTTGCGTGCATCCATGACTGCCGCTTTAGACGCTTCGGCAATCTGTGGAAGCAAGGTTTGAATTTCATTGCGCACGGTCTGTTGCACGCCTGTTGTCACGTTGATGGTTTGCTGAACGATGACTTCACCGCCGCCACCTTTGATCCGCTCATTTGGCATGATAGAACCTGAACGCGCTGGAACAAACAATTCTGGCCCACGTTCGCCGACCATATAAGGGGTGTTTGCATTCACTGGCCCACCGTTTGCACGCGCTGGAACGCCAGCAATGGATGGGAATGCAGCGGTGAACATGCTTGTGACAAAGCCGGTGATCTGCTTCACAACAAAGATACGGAACAATTCACCGATGATTTCAACGGCCATCGCGCGGAATGCATCTTTAACTGATTTGGTGCCTTTGACCGCTGACATGAATGCGTTTTCAAACTGATTGCCGACCATATCCGCAACGGTTGTGATATCCTTCATTGCATCAGCGGTTTCTTTTGACTTAACTTTCACACGGTCAAAATATGAGAACAAATCGATCTGCGTGATATTGGCTAGATCATCCTTTAGATCGGTCACGCTTTGATAAGGCTTATCTAGTTCAGCACGCAAACCATCCGCTTTTCGCGTTAAGTCCAGAACGCCAAGAATGTTGTTATCAATCTTATCTTGCAATTTTGAGAATGCACCCGCGCCCATATCTTCAGGCAATGCCGTGCTGAAAACTCTATTTATTTCCTTTGCAGTTTCATTTGTGAAAGTTAGGAACTTTTCCATGATATTCGAAATCATGACTAGAAAAGTAAATTCCATTTCATTGAAGAATATCTTAGAATTTGTCGCAAATAATTGAATTTGTTTGCCAGCCCGTGTGAACGCCTCCGACACAATAGCCGGAACGCCGCTTATAAATGTCACAAGATAGTTGAAGCCATTGATGATCCCGTTGATCGCAATCATGGCCCCCGTTTTCAACAGATCAAATGCCTTCTTGACCGCATTGACTGCCGGCATGACAAAATCAATCAGCGGCTTGAAGGCAACCGCCATGTCCGCGCCAAACTTCTTGAAGTCAAATGTCAGCTTGGTTGTGCGTTCACCTAGCATGGCAAACGCACCACCGATGGCAACAACCGCACCCAAGATCATCCCTTTTGGCCCGAATACAGATGCAAGTTGCGGTGCTTGCATTGTCATGATGCGCAAGGCATCAGTTCCCATTGAAGCCTGAACGGCCATATCTTGGAACTGCAAGGATGCCATGCCTAGATTGCGGGTAAGGTTCTTGTTTGCACCCACCAACGCACGGTTGGCGTTTGCGTGCTTCTGCAAACCGGCCGTGGCCATCGTCATCGATTTGCTGACATTGCCAAGCTGGGCTTGGACTTTCTTCATTTCAGGAACGGCGTTGCCAACGGCGTTCATCTCAAACGTGAGCTTTTCAACTGCCATTTTCTTCGCGCTCCTTCTTTAGTTTAAAGTATGCGACCCATTCATTGTATTCCGTAACACTGATTTCTTCAATCTCGCTAATGGTCTTGCTTAATAGTTCAGCCAGTGCAATCAGATTGAACCTAAATGGATCGCCCCTTAGTTTTTTTCGTGTTCCTCAACAGATACAGTTTCAAAGATAGCACCAAACACTTTTGCAATCATGCCTAACGGTTCACCCATCAGGATGAACTTGTCACCAATATCAAAAGCCTTTTCCCCATCAGCCGTTTGACATTTCAGGATGATCATTTCAACCATCGCATCCATTGTCGGATTGTTGATAAAGTCAGCGTGCTTTTTCTGTATCTTTGACATATCGCGTGCGCTTACTTCACTAAAGAATAGGGTAAGCGGTTCCCCGTTTTCACCCCATTCTTCAATTTCAATCGAACTTAATTCTTTTTCTGCCCGATTTGCCGCGATGCGTTTAGCTAGTGACATATTAGGCAACCGTTCCGATTGTTAGTGCGCCGGTTAGCTGTAATTCTGCATTCAGCGTTGCAATGCCGTCTAGCGTTGCGCCACGCTCAACAGATGTCACGATGAACGAACCTGAATAATACTGATCGCCTGTTGTGTCGCCTTCAGCATAAAATTCAGCATCGATGACATCACCTTGCGCCAAATCTTCTTGGACTGCATCGGCTGGGTCAAGATATAGCGACATTGAACCTGTGCCTGTCTGCAAGCCGGCTGTGTATGTACGCGCTGTGTCACCCATGCTAGTTGTTTCAACTGCATCGGCTGTCATTGTTACTGTCCAGTTTAGCAATTCCCCAACTGCCGCTGGAGTGCCGCCGGTTGTGATCAATTTGACCTTACCGTCTGATCCGAAATGTGTAGCCATTGGTTAAACTCCTTACTTGGCCGTTTCTACGTCATTTAAAGCTGTAACATATCTAACCATATAAGTCAGCTTTGCCACGCCCAATATTTGATCGGCTTCACCGTCAAATTGTATTGCGGTTGAAGTTAGCACCGTTGATTTAGCAAGTCCACCAATGGTGAAATCACCCGCAATCGCTTCTTCAACTTGCACCGCTATTGCATCCGCGTCATCGTCAAATGTGCTGCTTTCCCGCACATAAACATCAATCTCCAACGATAGTTCACGGTTTATGTCTGTGACCCCAACGTTATAACGTTCACTTGTTTCGCTGCCCGTATATACGCTAATTGCCGGCAACAACGCTTCATTCAACGGATGTACGCGGGTTGTATATACACGGCCACTGACCAGCGTCACCGCCGATGTCAGCGTGGTTGCAACTGCGTCACGGATTTGCTGCCTAACGTGTGCCATTTTATGGTTTCTCTAACTGCAAGACTGTCACGCCGGTGCCATCATGTATCCACGCAACAATATTATAAGTGACTGCATTTATTTCGATTGTGTCGCCTGATGCCACGCCAGAAACGTCCGTTGTGCGGCATGTAAACCGTGGCTGTTCTTGATGCACTTGCGCTGTCCCACCGGCATCCATAGGAACCGTTTCATTGTCAAATATGCCGTTAATAGTTGCCCCACTGTATGTTGCAGCGGTGGCAAAATCTTCAACGTCAAACAACAATGAAAGATCATCTGCAAGTGCAATCGCCATTAGCTATCATCCTCTGGCGTGGTCAATTCAACGTCATCCTTCTTTAGGCCAACGCTGCGTGTTGTCTTTTTAGGTGCCTTTGGCTTGGTTGCCTTTGGCTTTGGTGCGCTTGCCGCTTCAGCATAACCACGCCCAATTAGTTTCTGCGCGGTGCGATCTGGCAAGTCATGTTCTTCACCGGCCATCAAATTACCGCCAGTTCCAGCAAAACATTTGTGTAAAATCTTGATTTTCATATGTCACCCTTTCGATGGGTTAGAAGGGGCATTTCTGCCCCTCCTGATTAGCTCAATTATGCAACTGAAACTTCGTCTGTGATGCCGAAGCTGACTGCGTTGCGTAGTGCAACATCCAATTCAGCATGAAGAACCATACGAACGGTTCCCGCTGTTGAATTGGTGTATGGGTCAACCATGATGGATGGTGCGCCGAACTGTGCAATGATCAACTGTGAGAAATCACCGAAGATCAATGCAGACGCGTCATTGCCGCCATCGCCCGGATCAAGGTTGGTTGGCACGTTTGATGTAAACGCCGCTGGATAGCCGTATAGGTTATTCCAAGGATCGTTTAGCAACATAACGCTGTCAGTTGATGCTACGCGTGATGTTGAAGCCAACTTCGCGCGAACCGCTGGTGATGACAAGAAGCCAGCCGCATTTCCGTTAAGAATGCCGTTATCTTCTTCAACAAGTTTAACCAAGTTGATGATGTCAGACCATGTTAGTGCGTCAACGTCTGTAGCCGCTGAAATGTCCAAGTTGTTCACGCCGGCATCGTTTAGGATACCTGTTGGCTGACCGCCTGAACCTGAACCGTTGATTGCGTAAAATTCAGTGCGATCTGCCGCTGATGCAAGAAGATCGTTTTGAATTACTTGTTCAATCGCTGGAACGCTTTCCATCATCAACAAACGTGATAGATCAACGAATGCACCCATTGTGCGTGGCTGCAATGTCACGCCGGCATCTGTGCCAGCACCGTCACCGACTGCTGCCAATTCTTCAACGAATGCAGCATTTGCACCAGTTGCCATTTTTGGCATCTTAATGCGGCCAGTTAGACCAGACATATAAGTTGCACCTAGGCCACCAAGAACCTGACGCGCACGCAACGCTTCGATGAACATGTCGCCGCGGTGTGCAGTTGGTACGAAATCATCAAAGACAACTTCAGACGCAGAACCGCCTGTTGCCGCTGTTGATAGTGGGCCACGCTGTTGCCATGCGAAATCTGGAACGTAAATGCCTTCTGCGCTGCGTCCTACACGCTTCGCAATTTCGTCATTCATTTCACGTTCAAAACCAGCATTGCGCCAATCGCCTGTGACTTGTGCCTGAACCATGCGACCCAAAGAATAGCTGCGCTTTTCTTTTGGTGATGCGTCAACTGTTGCTGGTGCAACGTCTAGTGGCATATCACCGATTGCTTCCAACAACACGCCACGGAATGCATCCACTGACATGCCTTTGTTGATCGCTTCGTTTGCTAGGTCACGCTTGTTGTGCTTGGCTGCAATCGCCAAGATTTCTGCGTCATTCTTGCGTGCGGCGCGAACTGCTTCAGCTTTTACCGCATCAAGATCGACGTTGTTTTTGACTTCATCAGTCATAGTAACATCCTCCAAAGATGATTGTGTTTTAGGTTCTGCTGGAACTGACCGGCCAACGCCAACAAGATTTGACTGATCCGCTGGGACTGAAACGATACTTATTTCCATTGGTGTGACCGCCACCCGATAATAGTCATCAGGATCATTGTCACGCTTTACACGGCCATCAATACGATAACCGACACTGATGTTTTGTCTGATGCCATCAGTAACATCATTGAACACTTCAGAAGCAAGTGGGCCTTTTCCAAACCGCACAACTGCACGCAACCTACGCGCATCTTCATCTAGTTCAACCCCTTCGATCACGCCGATTTGCTTTTCCATATCATGGTCAAGCAAAAGCGGTGCGCGACCACTATTCAAGAAATCTAAATTCATGCTTTCCCGTGTGTGGTCAATGACTTCCAAGCCAAATGACCGTTCAACGGGTTCTTCTGTGGAAACACCAACCTTCACACGGCGGTTTTCTTCATCAATCGCCGCTTCGCCATCGCCCATGTGCATTGCACGCTTGGACATTTCTTCACGGCTAAAGCGTTCTTCTTCTGTTGGCATTTCTTCGACCTCAACTGCCGGTTCATCTTCGGCATGAGGCTTCGCAAACGTCACAATGTACGCTTCTTCAGTTTCTTCAATATTAATCACATGACGCTTTTTCATGCTTTCACCTCGCTTTGATGACATCGGATGCCCTTCAGGCAATAAGTCCGTGTCATGCTTTCCTGACCTAAACTTACCATTTCTGAGAGCATAAAGAAAGCTGTTCACACGCGCATATGCCCATTGTTCAGGGGATTGCACGTTTGGACGCACGCTTTCAGGGTTGGTTTTGTATGCGCCAACGCCGCGCTCAAACACACTAATAAGAGTGCGCAAGTTAGTGCGCTTTGTCGCACTATCGCCCACTTCCTCATTGTGTTCTTCAACTTTGTTCTTCAAGCCTTCACGCACGGCATCCGTGACCGCACGGCTTTCCTCTGACTTCAGGCTTTCCACAATGTTGCGTGACCATGCAAAGCCGGCATCACCGCCCCACAACGCCCACGCAATGCGGCCATTTGACGGATACCCATCTTCACCTTGGCTGAAACCTTCGGCTTCCTTGTCCACTTCGTGGCGGCTGAAAAAGCTGAACATCCGCTTAACCGTATCTTCTGACAGATTGCGATCATTCACGATGTCACGCGCCCGTGCAATGCCCACTTCAGTCCCACCACGGCCATATTCAGACCGCCAATCAAGACCGCGCTGGGCTTCTTCTTTCATGCCTTGTGTGGGCTTATAACTAGCCATCGTCAGCCTCAATTTCAGCTTGCACGGGTGCTTTTGCGCCAAATGGTTCAAAGGCCATCTTCAGGCCATAGCGTTCAGCCATTTCCTTATCAGCTTGGATTTGGCTGAATAATTCTTCAACGTCCCGCCCATAGTTAGCCGCAATGTCATTCATGCTGATGATGCCATTGGTCAAGGCTGTCACATTTGCATTGATTTCACGCTGTGGATCAACCCATGAGAACCCACGGCCACGGAAATGAATGTTGTCGGCAAACTTGTCATATTTGCTGATCGGGATCGGGATGTTGCCAAACGTCAACGCGCTATCAAGCCACGCACGGAACACTGGTTCACAGAAATGTTCGATGATGAAGGATTGTAGCGTTTTATAGTGATCACGTTCTTCAATGGTGCCTTGGCGTATAGACGAATATGAAACACCCTTCAGATCGTTTGACAGGCTGGTATAGCTGACGTTCAAACCTGATGCGATGCCGCGCAAAACCGCTTCTTCAAAGGCAGCAAATGCCGATGTCGGGTGCGCTGGATCGATCATTTTGAAATCATGGCCTGATGGCAACTGATAGACAGATGCCGGTGCCATATCAATGATTGGAACTTCATCTTCAGTTTGATCATCGCCAACAAATTCATCCCCATCGGGTGTGGTAATGATGCCAAACTTCGCTGCCGCTGCCCGTGCGGCAATTAGTTCAGCTTCCCGATAACCGTGCAGCATCTTCAGCGATGCAATCGCCGGTGCCATGAACGGTTCACCACGGTTTTGATGCGTGCGCTGGGGGATGAATAGATGCAACATTTCTGTGGCTGGAACACGCACATGTTTGCGTTCTGCCGATGTTGCGAAATTCAATGTGTCATTTGGGTGGGCAGTCAAAACATAATAGGCAACGGGACGCTGAAAGCTGTCCACTTCCACACCCATGCGGATTTGGTTGCCGTTCTGTGCCTTGCCGTTTTTGCTTTCGTCAACCAGATCGCTTTCAATGAACTGCAAAGAAAAGCCATCACGGAAACGGCGGTTTTGCACAAACTTAACGAAAACTTCACCATCACGCGCCAAGGTTTCCGCAACATAACGCTGCGCATCTAGCCATGACATGCGACCTGTGACATCGCAGTTGCCCATGCGGCCCCATGAACGGAAGGCATTTTCAAGGATGGTATTGCCAGCCGCATCAAGTGATCGGTCATCATTGCGTGCGCGAACCTGAACGGTGAACCCCTTTTCACCAACAACATTGGTTTTGATCAGGTTCAGGAAACGCTTTGCATATTCGTTATTTCTGGCCAGATCGCGTGAACGGTTGCGCAAGATGGGCAGATTTGTGCGCAATTCACTGTCAGCCGAAAAGCTAGAACCAATGAAATCGCTGAACAAACGCCCCTGATTTGCGCCGGCATATTGACGCAAACGGCGGCGGGATCGCTTGGAAATCTTAGCTTCGGGTTGCTCATTTCGTGGCGATAGGAAATCAAACAAACCCATTTTAGAACCTCATTAAGACTGTGGAACCATTCCGCTTTCCACGTTTTATTTTCGCCTTGCGCTTTTCAGCCGCAAATTCACGCCGATAATAATCACGCCAAGACAGCAATTCATCGGGTGCCATCTTGGTCAATGATCGGCCAGCAATCGAATAACTGGAAAGATCGCCATCCGCACGGTTTTGCAATACGGCTTCAATCTTATCAATCATAATTTCCGCATGTGTACGCGGATCAACATTGTTTTCATCCAGATCAACAACGGCGGTAAATTCACCACGATCAACAACAATGCG